GGTGTCCGACTATCTCGTGTGATTGCTGCTCGTAATACCTATTCCGAACTGTTCTCTACCACAATTAAGGACTGGCTGGAGATACATGGGGACTTAGGTGACTTCAAGCAAGGCAATAAGGAACCCCCTACACATTTTTTAAGGTTTAATTTAGACGATGGCACACGAGTGGAGTGTGATGTCGTGTTTATTGCCTTTGACCGCCCTGAACACGTTAAGAAAGCGCGTGGTATACAGACTACTTGGGTGTGGCTAAACGAGACTAAAGAGCATTCTAAGGCTGTATTGGACATGCTTGACCTGCGTCATGGCCGTTACCCCTCTCCCAAAGAAGGATGCCGCCCTACACACCACGGAATGATTGGTGACTCTAACGCCCCTGATGAAGACCACTGGTATTTTAAGCTTGCTGAGATAGAACGTCCTGAAGATTGGTCATTTTTTAGACAGCCAGGTGGCGTATTCAAGGATGGGGAAGAGTGGAAGATTAATGATAATGCTGAGAACCTTGTTAACTTGCCTGACCAGTATTACAAGCGAGGCTTGAACGGTAAGACTAACGACTGGATTAAGGTTAACCTAGCGAATGAGTATGGATTTGTGTCTAACGGTAAGCCTGTCCACCCAATGTATACTGATTCGGTACACTGCCAGCACCTAGACTTTAAACCATCTATCGACTTTCCTATTGTTCTCGGCTTTGACTTTGGGCGAACCCCTGCTTGCGCGTTCTTACAGAGAACAGCTATCGGCAGATGGATATGTTTTGACGAGATGGTACTGACTGACTCTGGCGCTGTGGACTTTGCTCCAACCTTGAAGCGGTATATCGAAGAGAACTATCCAAATCACGAGTTTAAGGGCTGGGGTGATCCGTCAGGTAACAACAAAAACCAGTCTAACTCCGAGACTCCGTTCCAGATCATGCGGGCTGCTGGCATACCCTGCCAACCAACAGCTACTAATGACCCATTAAAGCGTAGAGCCGCCCTAGAAGTACCCATGAAAGAGATGTGCATGGATGGTAAGCCGCGATTCACTGTCTTACCTAAAGCTACAATGATCCGCAAAGGACTTCAAGGTGGCTTTTGTTATAGACGAGTACAGACCACAGGCGAAAGGTACACGGATGAACCAGATAAGAACGAATACTCACACCCCGTTGAAGCCCTTGAGTATGCCTTGCAAGGTGAGGGAGAGGGTAGATCCGCACTTAGGGCTACAGGAAACTTCACAAAACCAGTTACGGCCAAAGTCAACTTTAGTGTGTTCTAAAGTTTACATTGTTTTTATGCCTGACACTGGGCATTGGTGGAGTCCGTTTCTAAAAAAAGACATACGGCATTGTTACCTGTTGGTTCCATCAGGAGAAAACTTAATCCAGTTTGAAAAAGTCCAGAGATCTGTTGCTTTATTTACCGTAAACAAAGAAAAGAGTATAATCGAGGATAACTACATCATGGTTAGTTGGGAGCCTAAAGAGTGTTCTCAACCTTTGTTTATGCTTAATACTTGCGTTGGTCATATCAAACAAGTTTTAGGTATTAATAAACCATTTATTTGGACACCATACCAACTCCTAAAATATTTGAGGAAGAACAATGAGAAGCCCAAAAGCGCCTAAACCAACTGCCGAAGCAATGGCTGCTGAGATTCGTACACGAAGACTGCTTGACGAAGAAATTGAAGAAAATGAGCGCAGAGTTAAGGCAATGGCGCGGGCAAAAGGTGTAAGTAAGTCACTGCGTGGCTCGCCTGTTGCTAGAGCTACCAGAGGAACAGCACAAGGCATGTCGCGTCTTGGTCGTGGCGCTTCTGGCGTTATTGGTGTTGGTGGGCGAGGCTCTTACGGTGGTGGCGCTAGTGGCAGAGGTGGAAACCTAAGAAGCCTTATTAGTAATCAAGCTGTCAATACACCTAGACCTGGAAACACAACGGAGAAATAATGAAGCTTCCTAAAGAGGTTGGTTCACTCAAGGACTTAAAACGCAGAGAGGCTAATGCGTTTAGTCGATCAGTTCATTGGCATGATCAGCTAGATGACGCATACGAATACTTTCTCCCTAATAGAAACTTGTTTGACGACAACCAAGCAGGCCAAAAGAAGATGGAGCGCATCTTTGACTCTACTGCCCTTGAAGCTATTCAGCAAGGCGCAAGTAAGTTGCAAGAAAATATCGCACCTATTTGGTCACGCTGGGCTACATTCCAACCTTCTAATTGGGTATTAGACGCTCTGGAGTCTGGTGATTATGATGTTGACGAAGAAGCCATCAGGAATAACCTGGAGAAACAGGCTGAGATTGTATTCGATTACATCAACAGGTCGAACTTTGCTACTCAGTTCTATGAGCATTCCCTTGATCTTCTTATCGGTACAGGCACGTTACGTATCGACGAAGATGATGACGACGAAATGCCTATTATTTTCACTGCAATTCCGCAAAAAGGTATTGCATTTGAGGAAGGGCCGCAAGGTAATATCGAAACTCACTGGCGTAAGTTTAAAGTAAAAGCGCGTGACCTGAAGCGCAAGTGGTCAGGCTTCAAGCCATCTAGTGCTATTGCCTCCAAGATCGAAAACTCACCTGAAGCTGATGTTTCTCTTAGTGAAGGCGTAGTATATATCCCAAAAACTAAGTCTTATTATGGCTGCTTGTGGGTTGAGGGTGAAGACCATATTAGCTGGACAGAAGACTATGGCACATCTAGCCCCTGGGTAACTGGTCGATACTCTAAAGTGTCTGGCGAAATCCGAGGTCGTGGCCCTGCATTGCAAGCATTGCCTGATGTTCGCTCTCTAAATAAAGTTAAAGAGTTTTCACTACAGAAAGCCGCTATTGATTTGGCAGGTATGTACACTGCAACTGATGATGGCGTAACTAACCCCTACAATATTGCTATAAGCCCAGGCGTGGTTATTCCAGTTGGTTCTAACAACTCAGCTAACCCTTCAATACAGCGACTAGATACTGGTGCAAGTCTGCAATTATCGCAGTTTGTTGCATCTGAACTACAAATGTCTATTAAGAAAGCGTTGTTTAACGACTTGCGTGACCCTAATGGTGCTGTGCGTAGTGCTACAGAGGTTGCTATCGAGTCACGGGAACTGGCTAAGCGAATTGGTTCTGCATTTGGTCGTTTGCAGACTGAAGTATTAATACCAATTCTAAAGCGTGTTGTTTATATCCTGACTCGTCGCGGTCTTTTGCAGCCTATTGAGATTGGTGGGCGTGATGTTGCTATTAAGTTTACCTCGCCTCTTGCTAAGTCGCAGGATGGTGAAGACATACTCAATGTGCAACAGGCTGTGTCGTTTGTATTGCAGACAGCAGGGCCAGATCAGGCTAAGATGGCTTTCAAGCTAGAAGATTTTGGTACATGGGCAGCAGAGAAGACAGGTATGCCTGCTGAACTTGTACGTAATCAGCTAGAAAAAGAAACCATTATTCGTGCAGGAGCAGAGGCGGCACAAGCCGGAATGGACGTACAGGCTAAACCGCCCATACAGCAATGAGTTGGACAGAAATAGATAAGGCTTCAGTTGACCCTGAGGCCGCAACTAAGCAAAACAACAAGAAACGCCAACAAATATCAGAACTGGCTAAAGCGTACCATCGGTGTTTAACATCAGAAGATGGTACGCGAGTCTTGGCTGACCTATCTAAGCGTTTTATCTACGATAACAACACTTCTTTTTCATCATCTAATATAGACTATGAAGCCGCATATCATAATGGTGAGGCGGGGGTCGTTAAGTTTCTTATCAATCAACTCCAACAAGCGGAGATAGTATGACTACTAAACCTAAAAAGCGGGCTAAGGCTCCCGCTAAAAAGCCAGTGCCAGCCCCAAAATTAGAAGTGATGATTGCTGATGAGCATAAAGATGAGATCGTTACACTAGGGTTTGACATGGAATGGCTAGAAAAAATAGCCAAGAAGCACAAGATTACCAAGTTCGAGTATGTGAATAAGCTAAAAGCGTTTAGGTGTTACCAAAAGGAACGCCATGCTGACTGGCTAAGCGTTAATGATATTGCACATATCAATGGACAAAAAGATATTGTTGATATAAATTTGCACTACCAAGTTCCTGCAAAGGACAATCAAGTGTTTGATTTACGTTGGAGATAAATATGAGTGAAGAACAGGCCGCAGTTGAAGAGCAAACAAGCGATACCCTGCTAGATGAGTCATCCCCTACTCTTTCGGAAGGTGAGTACTTTCTTTCCGAGGGAATTAAAGGTACAGGTGAGGCGCCAGAGTGGTACAACGGATCAAAATATAAGTCCGTAGCAGACCAGGCTAAAGCATATACTGAGTTAGAAAAGAAGTTTGGTGGTTTTAAAGGCGCACCGAAAGATGGATACACTGCTCCAGAAGGTGTTGAGTCGGGTGATGCGCTTCTTGAAGAGTTAACTGCTTTTGCCCAAGACACGAATATGTCTCAAGACGCATTTGGTCGGGCATGGGATTTGCTGGTTGCTCAAGAGCAATCGGTAGCTACCGTCACGCAGGAGCAAGAGTTGTCACGACTAGGCGACAATGCTCAGCAGCGAATTAAATCTGTTGAAGGGTTTATGAAAAATAACCTAGACGCAGAAACTTATGAGAAGGCGCGTGATCTTGTAACTACTGCTGACAGTGTTGAACTGATTGAGATGCTTGTTGGCGCTACTGCACCCAAGAAACTTCCTATTGATGGTGGAGAAAGTCCTACAGGAATGACATGGGCAGATATCGAAACTGAGATGTTTAGAAAAGACGATAATGGCAATATGTTGAGAAGTGTAAGTCGAGATCACGAACTCAAAATTCAGAATATGATGCGAGAGTTTGGTGGAGACAAGCCATATAGCCGTACTGTTGGTTGATGTCAATAGGGTGAAAGGTGTATAATCAATGCACTGGACACCCTTTCTTTTAAGGCCCAGTAAATTTAGGTTGAATGCTGACCAATTTACTGGGTACTCAGCTAAGACCTTGAAAATATTTTATTAAGATTACTCTTTTTCGAGGAAAATACTATGAGTACTAATCTATCCGCAGTAGCTGTCACAGAGTTTGACAGTATGGTCAAGCATGCTTATGCAAACGCTGGCCTGTTAAAAAATGCAGTAACCCTCCGTAACAACGTAGTTGGTGATACTTACAAGTTCCGTTTGATGGGCAAAGGTCTTGCTAATCAAAAAGCTAGTTCAGTAGACGTAACGCCAATGGGTGTAACTCACGCTTTCAAAACTGCCACTTTGGCTAACTGGAATGCTCCTGAGTACACTGACATCTTTGATGCTCAAGAAGTAAACTTTGACGAGAAGCAGGAACTGGCTCACACCATCGCTGGTGCTTTGGGTCGTCGTTGCGATCAGCTCGTTATTGACGCAATGGACGCTTCTACTCCTACAGCTTCTACTATTGCTGCTGGTGGCGCTAACCTGACTATGGCTAAAGTTATTGATGCCCAGGTTGCACTCCGTGATCAGGGTGTTCCTAACACTGAGTTGTTTGCTGCTATTGAAGCGCAAGGTCTTGGCGGTCTGTTGGCTGACGAGAAAGCAACTTCTGCTGACTATCAGGCTATTAAAGCTCTGGTAAGTGGTGAGATCGACACTCTGGCTGGTTTCAAGTTTATCGTTATTGAAACTCGCGCTGAAGGCGGTCTTGAAGAAGCTGCTAACATCGTTGATTCTTGGTTCTTCCAGAAGCCCGCTGTAGGTCTTGCAGTTGGTATCGACATGAAGACCAGCATCGACTGGGTTGCTCAGAAGACTTCTTGGTTGTGTAACGGCATGCTGAAAGCTGGCTCTGTTGTTCGCGACGAAGGTGGTCTGGTTAAAGTCCAGTACGACAAAACTGCTTAATTAGTAAGTTTAGAAGGGGGGTTCGCCCCCCTTTTTTTATAAAGGTATTCTATGACTAGCAAGATTCAACTAATTAATAACGCGCTTATTTTGATAGGTGACTTGCCTGTTAATGACTTGGTGGGTAACGAACGCCCAAAAGTTGTTGCTAATAACCTGTACGACAACATTGTGCAAAATGAACTATCAAAGTACCGATGGGGATTTGCTCGTCAAAAAGCACAGCTAAGCAAGTGGTACACTGGCCCTGTAGGAACTGAGTATTCTTCAAAGTACCAATTGCCTTCTGACATGATGGTTTTAATTAAGTTGAACCCCAGTATTCCATACAATGTTTTGAACGGGCAGGTATATTGTAACTACAGTGACACGCTTTATTGTGATTATATTGCCGACACAGATGAAAGTAATTGGCCACCGTATTTTTCTAAGATGATTGAGTACGCATTAGCTAAAGACTTTGCCATACCTATTAGAGACAGCAGTTCTTCTAAACAAGAAATGGCAAATGAATACGTTATTCAGTCAAGGATGGCGCGTTACGCTGATGCACAGCAACACCCTATAACCCCTATTGCAGACAGGCCATTTATAGACGTAAGGTTTTAAATCTGCAATTTTAGATATGAGCGTATAAATGGCTAAGAGCAGATACTTACAATCCAATTTTACATCTGGTGAGCTATCCCCTTTCCTTAAAGGTCGCACTGACCTTGAGCAGTATTACTTTGGCTTAGAAACTGCCGAGAATGTAGTTATTGTCCCTCAGGGTGGAGTTAAGCGTAGACCTGGAACAAGGTATCAAGCTACAGCAGAAGCATCTTTAAACTTTAGAAGCACCTCTGGTTCTAACCTAACCATTACGACTGCGTCTGGCATATCTGCTTCGATACTGAACTACGGCCCAACAACCAATGACGAAGTAACTACTGAAGGCGATACGGCAATAGGGACAACAAACCCCTATGTTGTTGCTAAGTATGCTGGTGATCAAACTGGCTTGGCTGTTAAGTTTATTGATGTGGTGAACATTAGCCTGTTTGCTGGTGGGTCTGGATCTTCCTCTACACAGTTTAAAGTTCAGGGGTCAAATGATGACGCTACTTGGACTACTATCGATAGCATTCCTTTGGTCGATACTACTCCGCGCACATACCGATTTGGTGTGGATGTAAACTATCAATACTATCGACTAGCTAGAGTTGGCAGCACTGATCTCGGAGCAGCTAAACTTAGAATTGCTCAGTTTAATTTGTTTACTACTTACGCTCCAAGCCAGTACAACAACACTAAAACCTTTGATCTGTCTGTATCAAGAACAGAAAAGTATCTTCTTGTAATGACAGATGGAAACTTGAGAATTTACAGCGCAAGCGGTGGGCAGCTTTCGCATGATGCAGATATTAGAATCCCATACACTAACCAACAAATACCAGACGTTAGAGACGCTAACACTGAAGGCGTAATCATATTGTTCCATGAGGAACATCCATCTATTCGTATCTTTAAGCAAGATGGGGAATGGAACGTGTCAAACGTGCCTTATGCGAATATCCCAGAGTATGATTTTAATGACACCAGTAGCCCAACACCTGTCGCTGCTGTGCAAACCATTACCTTTGATAACGGCCACACTGTAGGAATGCAGTTTCAAATTGATGTTGAAGGAGTTTTAAGTAGAAACATTACTTATGCCGCAGGAGGAAGTACAGATGCTGCGCTTACTACTGCCTTTAATATACAGGAAGCATTGCAAAGCATGCCTAAGTTTGGAGATACTGGTATAGAGGTAATCGCCTCTGCGCCAGATACATGGCAAATTACAATGGATGGTGAGTCTGCAAATGACTACCTCCAGTTCACTGCATTTCAAACTTCAGATGAAGCAGCGAATCACTCGATTATATGCACTAAAGTAACGTCAGGAAGAAAGCGTACAGAGCCTGTGTGGGGTGTCCATGACAATATTATTGATGGTGTTACAACATCGGTTAATCGTGGCTATCCGAGACTAGGCGCTTTCTTTGAGGGTCGTTTATGGCTTGGCGGGACTAGGGACAAACCGCAGTCTTTGTTTGCTTCCAGAATCGGCAACTTCTTTGATTACTTCATTGAAGACGCAGCGGCAGACGAAGCTATATTTGTCACCCTGTCTGCAAGAGAGTTTACTGAGATCATTGATGTAATGCCGCAACGAGGATTGCAACTTTTCTGCGCTGGTGGAGAGTTCTCAGTTACAGGATCAACACCTGTAGATATTAGTATACAGTCTCAGTCACAGCATGGGTCGTCTTACATTGAGGTTAAATCTCTCGATGGCGCTAGTTTATTTATTGACGAGAACGGCAAGACCTTACGACAGTATTTATATAACTTTAATGAAGACGCATTTCAGTCAAATGATATTTCCGTTATGTCCTCGCACCTGCTTGATGATCCTGTTGATCTTGCTGTATTGCCTGGAACATCAGATTTGGATGCCAACTATGTTGTTATTATTAATAAAGATGGCAGCGCAGCAATATTAAACACTCTTAGGTCGCAAAATATTAACGGCTACACTAAGTGGACTCATAAGCGCCCAGATGAATCTTTAGATAAGATTATTAGCGCATCAGTAGTCGGCAACAAAATATACTTTGTGACGCAAAGAGCATTAGCAGGATATGTAACTGCTATCGAGGAGTGGGACTTTGATAGGCTTACTGACTCGGCTGTACTTTACGTAAACCCTTCTGCTGGCTTTTTATCAGGCTTAGATCACCTTGAAGGCAAAGAGGTGTCTCTGGTTGGAGATGGAACATACCTCGGCACTAAAACAGTATCGAGTGGATTGATTAGCATTACGGCTGATGAAGCTGATTACAATGAGTTAGAGGTCGGGTTAAACTTTGTACCTACAGTTAAAGGAATGCCAATTGCTACTAATGCAGGATCAGGTGTTAACGTGATGCGCGATAAACGCATTGTACGCATGAATCTGCGCGTTTACGAAAGTTCTGGTGTTACTATTGATGGAAACACAGTGCCCGTTAGATCGTTCGGTGATGCGTCTAACAGCCCTTTAAACAACCCATTCCCTAAGCAAACTGGTATTATTGAAGATAATCATGGTGGCAAGGGTTGGGGTATTGATGTGCAGCCTGAAATTACATCTCCAAATCCTGCTCCATTCCACCTTCAAGCCATTGAGTATGAGGTAGAGTCGTCGTGAATGAAGTCGCGCAGTTAAGTGATATTAAAAAATTGCAGAGCATGATGCTTAACGTAAAGCAGGCTGAGCTGGAAACCCGCCACCACTTTACTGACGGAATGTATGCCAGAGAGCTGTTTATTCCTGCTGGGGTATGCCTAGTAGGTGCAACACATAAGACAACGCATTTTTTTACGGTAGTGCGCGGCAAATGCAGAATAGCAACAACGTCAGGCAATGAAGAAGTTTCTGCTCCGTATATGGGAGAGACGTTGCCTGGAACAAAGCGTGTGATATATGCTGAAACAGATTGTGTGATTATGTCGTTTCACCCCACGACCCTGACCGACTTAGATGAAATAGAAAGGCTTTTATTAGAGCCAGAGGATATATAGATGACATTTGCACTTACAGCCGCTGTTATATCAGCTGTTTCCGTTGTTGGAAGCGCATCAGCACAAAGAGCAGCAGGCAAGGCTGAGGAGATAGCGTTAAAGGAAAGAGCCAAGCAAGAAAAGCTTGCAGCGGAAGCGAACGCTTTGCAGAGGCAGCAGGAACTGGCTGAAACTTTGTCTAAAAACTTAGTAGCTATGGCTCAGTCAGGCATTGCTATGGAGGGCAGTCCCCAAGCATTAGGAGAATCCATTGCTGAGAATATCAGTGCCAGCGAGGGAACCATTGCTTTAAGTGAAAGGCTTAGCCAAAGACAGCTTAAACGTGCAGGTGATACAGCTGCATCACTAGGTAATGTACAAGCTGCGGCAACACTTCTTGGCGGTGCTGTAGATATCGGCAGAACATATAAGATAGACACGCAATAAGGAATTGTAATAATGGCTAAACGCGAACGTATTGGATTTTATGGCAGGTTTACTCCAGCTCCGGTAGATATGTCTCAAGCTAACAAGTTTAAGCAGTTAGCTGGCATTGCCGAGGATGTGGGTGGATTAGCTTTGTCCCAGGCTAAACGCATCCGCGAAGAGCAGGCTGTAGAAGAGGGTGCTATTGCAGGTGTTAAAGCAGCGGAGACTGGCGAATTAGAACTTAGCAGTACGTTTGGTTTTGGAGGCGCTACACGCAATAAAGCTGCAATTAATTCTTTTATGGCGGAATCTGAAGCTAAATTTATAGAGCAAGTAGACGATCTTGAAATTGAGTTTGCTGATGACCCTTTAGGTTTTGCTGAAGCATCTAACAATCTTATAGAGGGTTTATCTAAATCCGTCCCCATACCCGTTCAACAGCAACAAGAAGAATTTGTTAGAAACATAATTGGCTTGTCTAACAAAAGAATTAGCAAGTCTTATTTAGCTAAGCAAGAAATTCAGACAAAAACCAAATTGGAATTAGCATCTGATGAGTTATTTAAAAAGTTGGAATCTGCCGCTTTAGTTCAAGACGATCCCGCTTGGATCGTGACTGGGAAAC